TGTTTTTTTGCTCTTTTAATAATTTTCTTTGCTGCTTTTTTGAGAGATAACTCTTCCATAGAAGTTAATCGGGATAACCGTCGTCGTCATCAAAGATCTCATCATAATCAGTTATAACTGCACTACGTTCACTACTATATTTAGATACGTCAGAATATACCTCAGACTCCAGTGCCTCAACTAGAGATTTAAGATTGCGAACAATCAGTTTCAGTCGCTCTTGCTGTTCTGCTTCCATTAAAAAAGGGGGCGAGTGCCCCCATTATAACATATTAAGATTGCAAGTCAATTAAATACTTTCCATTTTGGTATGCCTAGAGATTTTAGAAAAACCCACTTAGCATATGTAACACCACGATATGTCAGAAGTCTAAAGACTTTATCTGGATCGTGTAGCTCTGAATTGTATTCTGGAAGATCATATTCTATTTTGATCCTCAGCATTTAGTTTTTCCTCAGTTTTTTTGAAGAAGAAGGATTTCACCGTACAATAATGACATTGTTACAATAATACCTATAGAAATTTCTAATACAATCATTTCTTTGCTCCCACTAACTGTGCTTGACGAAGCAATTCATCTTTTTTCTTTTTCTCTTTGAGAAGTTGAAGAAGATTAATATTGGTTGTTCTCATTTTGCAACCTCCACACCACGATACTTAAGAGATCTCTTAGCTTGTGATGCATCTACTAGTACTTTATTTGAGTACTCTTTGCTGTCATACGTCACACCGCGATATGTGGTGCTGCTCAAATTAACATGACGATTTTGAGCATGAACTTTAACGAGTTCTTGTAAGTTGTTCATTGATATACTCCTGAAGTAGTTGGATTTTTAGGCCCGTTCCTTCAGTCGTTTGCGTCCGTCTTAGACGGATGAACGATCCGTTCCGCGACTTACTTGCGTCTCACGTAGTATAATCACAATCACCGTGGACTTTACTCCTAAGATATCTAATCAAGAATCTTTTGGTTCCAGTGTCCAGGTTTTCATCTTGTTGAATTTCAAAAGCCCTAGTTTGCCACCTGTCGCAAGACATGTGCCAATTATAAGGCTTTGTCAGATGATCTGCATGAGATGCTAGAATGATAGATGCCACTAAGAAGGGCATGATAATAATACGTGAGATGAACGTGGGATTATAATAATCCCTATATTTTATTTAGTCAAATGTGTTGGTATCAACACGAACATTTATAGTTGATCTTATTTAGATAATTCAATGTCTCTTTAAGGCTTCCGCGATGATTTACTCCGATAGCAATCTGTGGATATTCTGCACCTTCTCCAAACTCTGCTCTAAATTGTGCTTCAGTAAAGTCTACATCTAAAAGATATTCATGAAAATCATTATGAATACTTTTAAGAAGCATAGAAGCTCTTTCGCATTCTTGATTTCCGTTGCTATAGATCCACGCTTGCATTATTTTTTTCTCCTGTTCTTTTTTAGTCACGTTGCCTCCAATCATCAGGTTTATCTTGCTTGAACCAATCTACGATTTCATCTGCACCATCGAATCCCGTTTTATAATTGGATGGATCGGGATCACCTAGTCCCATCCTATTCATAAAATCATCAACAGTTCCCTCCTCAATATCATGAGCGGCTTGACGACGTGCTTTATTCAACCAATCTCTAGCAAGGGTGTGTGCCTTGGCAAGTTTTTCTGCCCAAATCATATCCTCCAGAGGAACAGCTTCTTTGTTGGCAATACAACGACAGATAGACTCCAGACGAAGTCGATACGCGGTAGAAAGCATGTTAGTTCAGTTTGAGTTTGTCTTTTAGATCTAAAACTTTATTGACTTCATCGATAGCAGCAGACATCCTTGTACCAAGGATATCCATGATATCGCTATAGATTATTTCATTATCCACGTAGTCATCGAAGTAAGTGTCGATTGCTTCCTTAAGATATCTTTTTCGATGCCACTCAGGACTATAGGGTTTGTAGTTCATAATAAAAGATCATATATGGATATTTATCATAGATTTTTATATCTAATTATAATTAAACGAATTATAATTAAACGAATTAGGATTAGATTTTTTGCTAAATTTTTTATAATCTCCTTCTATTAAAATTTTTATAAGTTTTTTATGACTTATCCAAAAACTTTCAGAATCCACATTATTTAACATAATGTTTAGAGAATCATCAACTCCACGATTTTCATATTCGTTTTTTATTTTTTCAATATTAAACCATTTTAACCCATGTAAGATAGGAATATAGTTTTCTGCACTAAACATTCCCCAAGGACAAATAATATCTGTTTCCAATGGAAGTCTGTTCTCCCAAATTTTTAAATACTTTTTTAGATTTTTTGTAATCTTTAAGTTATACTTTATTTCTTTCCAAAAAGGAGTATCTTCTCTTTTAGTTAAGTAATGCGATTGAATATAATCAGATATGTTATCAAATATATCATTTATATGTTCATTACAAGTATCAATGTCATATGATGGAAGAAAATTTACGAAGCAAAACATTTGTTGAATGACGCTACCAATAGAAGTTGCTTCTAAAGGTTCAATAAAACTTTGAGATAATCCAACAGCAAAACAATTCTTATGCCAAGATTTTTCTAATCTTCCTGGATCAAACTTAAAAGTTTTTAAAATTTTTAACTTTTTACCATAAGCAATCTCCATTTCGTTAATAGCATTTTCTTCATCTATAAATCTATCACAATACACGTACCCGTTCCCAGTTCTTGTTTGTGTTGGTATAGTCCAATTCCATCCTGCACTTCTGGCAGTCGCTTTAGTGTACATGTTATATTCAGACATTTCATCTGTGCTAAAAGATATTGCACTATTAATTGGAAAATATTCCGAATAGGAAATCCAGTTTATACCATAAGTATTTTTTAAAATAAGTTTGGCAAAACCAGAACAATCAATAAAAAATTCTGCAGCATATTTATTTTTCTTTGAAGAAACATACAAAATTTCTTCAGTTTTACTATCAAGTTTTACATCATCAATATCATCAACAATAATTTTTATCCCTCTATTATGACATTCTTTATGTAAGAATTTATTTAATTTGAAGGTATCAAAATGATATTGTTTTGTTGGAGAATCGTTAATATCGTAAAAAAAAGAAGCACTTACTAAATTCTGTAACTGTTTTTTTGAGTGCAAATCAAAAGTAGAACAATTATTTGCAATTAAGTGTCCATATACTTTAAAGTAATGATCTTCTTTCCTATCAAAAGGATCTGAGATCCCATGTAAAAAATTTTCATCAGCCCAATCCTCAAAATATACTCCTATTTTAAACGTAGCATCACATTCTAAAATTGCAGAGAGTGGCGATATACCAACATAATTACAAAATCGATGCCAGTGTTCTGTTGAACTTTCACCAACTCCAACTATTCCAATATTAGACGACTCTATTATTGTTATATTTTTATCTGCAAATTTTCTTTTAAGAATTAATGCAGATACTAAACCTGCAGTACCTCCACCAATAATAGTAATATTATTAATCTTTCTGTTCAAATTCATGATACATATCGAATATTTATTTACCGCTCAATAAAACTAAGAGTGTGATGTTCTGGTTTAATTTGTAAAGTGATCACATCACATCCAATCTTAGGTTCTGCATCACCGCAAGTAAAAATATCCACAGCTGCTTCGCCTTTTTCAGGCCAAGTATGAATACTAATATGACTTTCAGCAAGAAGACAAATTGCAGTTACTCCATGAGGATTAAATTTATTTGAAATTGTCTCAAGCACTGTTGCTCCAGATGTTTCTGCAGCGAGTTTAATTAAATTTTTTAAATAGTTCTCATTATCGAGAACATCGAAGTCACATCCATAGAGATTAAGAAGGTAATGCTTTCCCATTATTCTATTGCTTCTGAGTCGATACCATACTCGTTAACCAAGCGATCAACTTCTGTTTCGATTCCAGAGAGTTTAGATAATTCAGCGATATTAGATTTTTGAAATTTCTTTAGTTTTTTGTATTTCTTGATGAGTTTTCCAACTTCATCAGTGTCTATTTCAAACCTAACGTTTCCATCTTTATCAGAATCGTTGGTGAATCCTTTGAACCCACTCATTATTTTTTCTTCTTTTCTTTTGGAGGAGGACTGCCCCAAAGTTTTGGATTAGCCCTTCCTTCGGATTGTACCATGGTTACAAAATTCTCTCTATACTTATCATAATAAGCATCAAAGATTTTTGATTGTTTTGGTGCAACAACTAAATCGTAGTGCTCTACATCATCTACCTTATAAGTGACAAGGTAGCAACTATTAGGAAGATCCGTTGTGTTATCCACATTAGGATCACAATCTTCTTTGATAATCTTCAACTGCGTCCACCCCATTGAATGTCAGGATATGCCTGTTTCACTACATCATAAGTGATTTTGTATTTCTCTGCAAGTTTTTTGTCCTTTACCAGACAAAGAACCTCAGCTTCCCGTGGATGCAAACCACGAAGAAGATTAATAAACATCATCTCTCTGCGAATATTACTGAGAGAATCATTACCACCTTTCACAAAGTTGTAAAGGTTTTTATATTCTCTACGTAGTGAAGTCTTACCTCTACCGTCCAGATCTTGTCCTGTCGCAGACTCTCCACCCTTTGCTTCCCGTGCCAGATTTTCAGATAAGGTTCCAGAGTAAACAGATTGATCATTGCCATCTGCATATGGAACCTCACCCTCAGGAACAAGACTAATAACAGTCTCATCAAAGTTCCAAATAAAGATGCTTTTTAGTGCATCATTTTCATATTCCTGAAGAACCTCAACTTTCTTTGCTTTAGCTCGTTGCTTGCTTGCAAGTTCAAGAATTTCAAAAAGAAAAGGGTTGGGTGGTAACTCAACCTTCTTCGTCTTCGTCGTAGTCGCCATAATCGTTTTCAAATCGTACTGCTACTATTTCATCGGGAAGAATATTCCCATTTTCATCAAACATTTCGGGATGTGTATACACTGGTTGTGTAGCGTAGACATGTTCTTTTGCCAACCATCCTACCATACCTCCAACAAAAAAGAACATTATTGATACCAATGTTCCAATCGTTAATGTTACTGCTAACATTTTCCCGTCCTCCGAGAGTCTATCTTTTCCGAATATCCAAATAAAAATTGAAGTGGAAAACAAAATCTCTCTTGAAGAGAGAAACCATGTTTCCAAACCTTACCTGGAAAGTTTTGGGCGGTTCTGCTCTCCTCCTATTTCTGAGTAATAACTCTACCCCACGATTAAGTTGGGTATCTGATTTATTTAGAGCGTTTTGTTCTCCGTCCTGGCCTTTTATCATAACTATACCTTTCAGCGTCTTCAATGATACCTTCTAAAAATTGTTTGATTTTTCTTGCTTGTGGTTTAGGAATATGTCCATAAGCTTCACGAAGTTGCTTATGTTCGTTATCCTGTCCACCCTTTAAATATTCATCCAATTCAAGGATAAGATCTTTGATTTCTTTAAAAGTACTGCTCGCGATAAATTCATCGGCATCCTTTCTCTTTGCATCAATGACTCTAAGATAATCATAGAATTTCAACTGAAATTTTTGTTGCTCAAAAGCAACGTCAATTGATTGTTCGACGACTTCGTAGACTTCTTGATCCATTAAACCAGATTGTTTTCTCTTAAGTACTTGACTGTTTCTTGACATCCACCAATTAAATCATCATTAAGCACAACGCGAGGAAAAGTAGATCCTTTTCCAAACTTTTCGTAAAACTCTGCTCCAGTAAAGTCCCTACCCAACTTATACTCTACAAATTGCTGTTCTGCAAGTCCAAGAGCAGCGATTACTTTAGTGCAATAGGGACAACCAATCTTTGTGTAAACTGCAAACTGATTCATTTTTTAACTGACTCCCAATCTTTGTCGAAAATTTCCAAACCTTTATCAGTGAGAATGTGATCATACATTTGATCAAATACCTTTGGTGGCATTGTGCAAATCTCAGCACCATTATACCATGAACGAATTGCTCTTTGCACATTACGGATAGATGCAGAAAGAACTTGAGTTTTCATTCCATGAATACGATATAGCTCTGAAATAGAGCGTACAACTTCAAGTCCTGCCACTGACTGATCATCAAGGCGTCCTACAAATGGGGAAACATATGTGGCACCCGCTTTGGCAGCCAGAACCGCCTGTGAGGCGCAGAAAATCAAAGTGACGTTAACCTTAATACCTTGCTCTGAAAGACGCTTACAGACGATTAGGCCCTCTCTGGTGCATGGAACTTTGATGGTAGCAACCTCACCAAATTTTTCATAGAGTCTGATACCTTCATCATACATTTCAAGATCAGTACCAACGACTTCCATGCTGATGTCTTTGACACCCATGTCTTTGATTTCTTGGTAAACATCCTCAGGATTTCTACCACTCTTCATGATCAAAGTAGGATTGGTTGTGACTCCATCCACCAACCCTGTAGAAAAATACTTTGCGATCACTTCTGTGTCCGCAGTATCAAGAAAAATTTTCATTAAAAAAGGACGATTGATACGCCCTTTATATATCAGTTTTCGTCTTCGTTGTAAAGACTTTCCAGTCTCTCTCTTGTCATATCAACATATAAAACCTCATCTCCTTCTTTTGGTGCTTCTGGATGTTTTGGTTTAGGAGGTTCATCCATCATCATATTGATGGATTGGATGTTACTCCACATCATCGCAAAAGCACCACCAGCAATTATAGCAAAGCAAACAAAGTAGAAGAAGATTTCAAAGTTGTTCACAGTGCATTACCTCTTGGCAATACTTCTTCTGGGAATACAAACTGTTCATGAGGTTGATCGACGGGTGCCATCCAAGCACGGAGTCCCTCATTAAGAAGAATGTTCTTAGTGTAGAACGTTTCAAACTCTGGATCTTCTGATGCTCTTATTTCTTGTGAAACAAAGTCATAAGCGCGAAGGTTGAGAGCAAGGCCAATAATACCGATGGAACTTGTCCAAAGGCCCATAACAGGAACAAACAGCATAAAGAAATGCAACCACCTCTTATTGCTAAACGCAATACCAAAGATCTGACTCCAGAAGCGGTTTGCTGTAACCATTGAATAAGTTTCTTCTTCTTGAGTGCTGTCGAATGCTTTGAAGGTATTTGCTTGTTCACCATCTTCATACAGAGTGTTCTCAACTGTTACACCGTGAATAGCACTCAGTAGTGCTCCACCAAGTATACCAGCGACTCCCATCATATGGAAGGGATTGAGCGTCCAGTTATGAAAGCCCTGGAGGAAGAGAAGGAAGCGGAA